CCGCTTCGACAGCAAACGCGATCCCTCCGGCGCTGCGTGGGCACCGCTGGCGCGCAGCACGCGCGAGAAGTACGACCGCGAGGACACCAACCCGCGCGACGGCCAGCGCGCGCGCCGCGGCTCGCTACTGGAGCGCACGCGGCTGATGCGGGAGTCGCTCACGTCCAACGTGGTCGGCGACGATACGGTGGAGATCGGTATGAACAGGGCCACCAAGGGCGGCACCTACAACCTTGCGTTGCTGCACGAGTTCGGCACGCGCACCATGCCGCGCCGTGGCCTGTACCTGGCCGACCCGGACGGCGGCACGCTCGGTGCCGACGACGAGGCCGCGCTGATGGCCGAGATCAGCGGCTTCCTCGACGACGTGTTCGGTGCGTGACGTTCCGCACGACAAGCATTAAACCGGTTTAGCTGTGTTCATCGCGCGAGCGCGCCGACAGTGCGCACCCATGCGATTGATCTCGGCTGTGCTGGCATCTGCCTTCGCCCTCGTGCCCAACGGCGGCGAGGCGCAGCTGCTGCCCGCAGGCACGTTCGCCGCGCGCGACGGCCGCCCCGGACCGGGCAAGAGCTGGCGCATCGACGACGCGCAGGGCGCACGCCTGGCCGCCGACATCAACGCCATCGCATCGAAGACGCCGATCGTCATCGACTACGAGCACCAGACGTTGCGCGCCGAGGCCAACGGCCAGCCGGCGCCGGCCGCGGGCTGGATCACGCGCGTCGAGTGGCGCGCGGGGCAAGGGCTTTTCGCGTCGGTGAACTGGACCGACGCGGCCAAGGCGCGCATCGCCGGCGGCGAGTACCGCTACATCAGTCCGGTCATCACGTCCGACGAAGAAGGCAACGTCGTCGGCCTGCACCTGGCCGCGCTCGTCAACCACCCGGCGCTGGTGGGCATGGAGCCCGTCGTGGCCCAGCTCGCCGCGCGCTTCAACCTCAACAACGAACCGGAGTCCTCGATGACCCTGCTTGCTGCCCTCACTGCCGCGCTCGCGCTCAAGGCCGACGCGAAGGACGACGATGTCGTCACCGCCGTCACCGCGCTCAAGGCCAAGGCCGCAAAAGCCGACGACAAGCCCGCGCTGCCGGCGCCGCTGGTCACTGCGCTGGGCCTGAAGGAAGGCGCTGACGAGGCCGCCGCGCTCGCGGCCATCACCACGCTCAAGGGCGGCGACAAGGAAGCCATGACCGCGATGGCCGCGCTGCAGACGCAGGTGGCCACGCTGTCTGCGCAGATCGCCACCGAGAAGGTCACCAAGATCGTGGAAGACGCGATTGCCGCGCACAAGCTCGTGCCCGCGCAGCGCGACTGGGCCATGAAGCTCGGCAAGGCCGATGTGGCGCAGTTGCAGGCGTTCGTGAAGGACGCGCCGGTGCTCGAAGGGCTCAAGGGCCAAAGCAATGGTGATCCCGGCGCGGGCAACGAAGGCAGCAACGACGACGCCGCCGATCTGGCGCGCCGCGCATCGCTCTACCAGGCCGAGCAGCTCAAGGCCGGCATCACCGTCAACGCGGCGCAAGCCGTCGCGGCCGTCACGGCCGCCGCCAAGAAGTAAACCCTCCAGGAGCACGACGACATGTCGAACCAGCTGATGACCAAGACGTTCGTCGCCGAGGCGGCGATCAACCCCAACCGCATCGTCAAGTTCGGCTCGACCGATGACTTCGTCGTGCAGGGCGCGGCGGTGGGCGACGCGCTCATCGGCGTGATCGAGACGGTCGCGCCGGCTCTCGGCGAGCGCTGCGACGTGACGACGCACGGCATCGCCGAAGTCAAGCTCGGCGGCGCGGTGACGCGCGGCGACTGGATCACCAGCGATGCCAACGGCCAGGGCGTCGCCGCAGCGCCGGCGGCTGGTACCAACAACAACGTCATCGGCCGCGCGCTCGCCAGCGGCGTGAACGGCGACGTGGTTCGCGTGCTGATCGCGCCGAGCCGCATCCAGGGCTGATCGAGCCCACGCACCACAACAACCTTTCGCACCGGAGCATCCGATGGCCACTCGCCCCTTCCCGATCGACCCGCAGCTGACCGCGATCGCGATCGCCTACAAGAACCCAGACGTTGCGCTGATCGCCGACGACGTGCTGCCCATCACGCCGACGGCGCAGGAGTTCAAGTGGATGCGCTACGACCTGGCGCAGGGCTACACCGTGCCCGACACCAAGGTCGGCCGCAAGAGCTACCCGGCCGAGGTGGAGTTCACCGGCACCGAGGTGCAGGACAAGGTCGAAGACCACGGCCTGGACGACTTCGTGCCCAACGAGGACATCGAGGCGGACAACCAGGGCGTCGATCCGCGGGGCATGGCCACGATGTACCTGACCGGCCTGGTCAACCTGGCGCGCGAGATCCGCACGGCGGCCAAGGTGTTCAACACCGCCAGCTACGCAGCCGGCAACCAGGTCACGCTGGCCGGCGCGAGCCAGTTCAGCGACCCGGCGAGTGACCCGGTGGCCGCCATCGGCGACGCGCTCGATGTGCCGATCTACCGTCCCAACATCGCCGTCTTCGGCCAGGCTGCCTGGACGAAGACGCGGCGCAATCCGAAGCTGGTGCAGGCCATCAAGGGCACCGACCAAGGCGCCGGCATGGTCAGCCGCCAGGAGTTTGCGGACTTCTTCGAGCTGTCCGCCGTGTACGTCGGCGCCGGCTTCGTGAACACCGCGAAGAAGGGCCAGGCGGCCAGCACGTCACGGGTGTGGGGCAAGCACCTTTCGTTGATCTACCGCGACCGCGCGGCAGGCCCGCAAGCCGGCGTGACCTTCGGCTTCACCGCGCGCTGGGGCAACAAGATCGCCGGCAGCATGTCCGAACCCAAGCGCGGCCTGACCGGCGGCGAGCTGGTGCGCTCGGGTGAGCGCGTCAAGGAGATCGTCAGCGCCCCCGACCTGGGCTACTACTTCCAGAACGTCGTCGCCTGACGACTCCCCCGCCCGCCTTCAAGAGGATCACGACATGGCCACCAAGAAGCAACCGCGCCGCGCCGCCGCAGAGGGCGACAGCGCCTACGAGGTGCTGAGCAACCTCGATCACGACGGCGAGCTGTACAAGCCCGGCGACGAAGTCACGCTCGACGCGGCCACCGCCGCCGAGCTGATGGCGCTGCGCGTCGTCAAGCCCGTCGCTGCGGAGAAGCCCGCCAACTGAACTCACGCCGCCAGGGGGCTCCGCGACGCGCGCCAGGCCTGCGACGGCGCGCCGAGAGCAGCTACGGGACCAAAGGGCGGCGCAGGCCGCCCTCCCTTCTTGAGACACCCACAACCGCTTCATGCCCGCCGTCCAGTACGTCACCGTGCAAGGCCTGATCGATGAGTTCGGCGAGGACGAACTCGTCGAGCTGACCGACCGCGCCAGCCCGCGCACGCTGCAGGTGGACAACGACGTGGCGCAGCGCGCCTGCGACCGCGCCAACGCGGTGATCGACTCGCACCTGCAGGCGCGCTACACGCTGCCGCTGCCCGCGGTGCCGGCGCAACTGCCGTTTCTAGGCCGCGACCTGGCGCGCTACTACCTTCACGAGCGCGAGCCCGGCGAGGTGGTGGCCACGCGCTTCAAGGCCGCGATGCAGACGTTGCGCGACATCCAGAGCGGCGTGCAGCCGCTCGGCCTGGACGCCACCGGCGCCGACGTGCCCGCAGCCGCCACGGACCTGGCCGAGTTCTGCACCGGCGACAAGGTGTTTGCGCGGGGCATGGTGTGAGCGCATGGACGGAAGACTCGCTCTTCGTCGGCCGCTTGATGGTCGAGCGCTTGTGCGAAAAGGTTCCGGCGCTGCGCTCGGTGGAGCTGCTCGACGAGCTGGACGACCGCGAGACCGAGCCCAAGCAGACGCCCGCCGCGGTGGTCATCCTCGACTTCCTGCAGCCGCTCTCGATCGAGCCGGTGCGCGAGCAGATCCCGGTCGAGCAGCTATGGCTCGTGATGCTCGTGACGCACAGCAAGCGCCGTGCGGCCGACCGCATCGCCACCGAGGTCGGCCCGCTGATCCCGGCGTGCATCAGCGCGCTGCACGGCTGGATGCCCAAGGGCTGCATCCGGCCGCTGGGCTGGGTGCGCGGCGGGCCGCGCCCGAGCTACACGCCCAAGACCAACCTGCACCCGCTCCTGTTCCGCGCCCAGCTCCTGCACGGCGGCAGCTGACCTTCACCACCCACCCAACTCAACCCTCTAGGACTCGACATGCCTGACATCCAGAAAAGCTACATCGGCGTGGGCAAGGTGCTCGCGCGTGCCTACGGTTCCACCGGCCGCTTCCGCTTCGTGGGCAACTGCAGCCGCGCGACGCTCGCGCACCAGCTCGACACCAAGAAGCAGCGCGACTACACCCGCGCCGGCGGCGGCACGCTCGCGCGCATCGATCGCATCGACTCGGTGGACGCGAGCTTCGAGCTGCTGTCGTTCAACCCGGAGAACTGGGCCTTGGCTGTCGCCGGCACCGCCACCACTGTCGCCACGGGCGCGGTCGCCGCCGAGAACATCGTCGGCTTCAAGGACACCACCATGCCGCTGCAGTATCCGCCGAGCGCGGTGGCCAGCGTCGGCTCGCTGGTGCAGGGCACCGATTGGGAGATGAGCCCCTCGGGCATCTACTTCCCGCCGGGCAGCGCGGCCGTGGACGGCACCACCTACGCGGTGGCCTACACGCGCGCCACGCACACGCGCATCGAGGCGGTGCAGAACGCCGGCTCGGAGCTGGAGCTGGTGGTCGAGGGCCTGAACGAGGCCGACAGCAACAAGGCTGCGATCATCAACATCTGGCGCTGGCTGGCGCCGGCGGCCGACGAGCTGAGCCTGATCGGCGACGACTTCGGCAGCCTGCCGTTCAGCGGCGAGGCGCTCAAGGACGCGACCAAGGGCGCCGGCCTGTCGCAGTTCTACCGCGCGCTGATCGTCACCTGACGCGTCGCCCGACGACGCCCCCGACACCGGCCACGCGCTGAACACGCTCTAGCACCGCTGTGGCCACCAAAGATGTCGGCATCCGACTCAAAGTCGGGGCGGATGGGCTGGAGCTTGTCAGCGCGCTCGCGCGCGAGGTGGAGGCGCTGGGCGGCGACGCCCAGGCCGCCACCGCCAGGGCGGCGGCGCTCGCGGCCGAGCTGGACCGGCTGGGGGCCGAGCGCGATGCGATCGAGGCCTTCGAGCGGCAGAAGGCCGCAGTGCTCGAAGCTGGCGAGGCGCTCGACGCGGCCGGCCAGAAGGCGCGTCAGCTCGCCGCCGACTTTGCCGCCACTTCCGCGCCCACGCAGGCGCAGGCCGCTGCGCTGGAGCGCGCGAACGCCGAGGTGCGCGAGTCGGCCACGGCCTACAGCACGGCGCGTGCTCAGCTCCAGGCGCTGCGCCCGGCGCTCGCCGAAACCGGCGCCGCGGCCGACACGCTGACAGCCGCGCAGCAGCGCAACCAGCAGCAGATCACGGCCGCGCGCGCCGGCCTGGCCAGCCTCACGCAAGAGCTGCAGACGCAGCGCAACGCGTACCGAGAGGGCATCGACGCCTTCGAGCGCCAGTCGCTGGCCGTCATTGCCGCCGGTGATGCGGCCGACCAGGCGCGCGCCGACTTTGCTCGCTTGCGCAGCGAGATCGTGGCCGGCACCGCACCGACACAGGCGCAAGCCACGGCGATCGAGCGTGCGGCCGCGGCGGCGCGCCAGGCCGACGCCGCCTTCGACGCCCAGCGCGAGGCGCTCGCGCAACTGCGCACGCAGCTTGCCGCGGCCGGCGTCTCCGGCGAGGCGCTGACAGCGGCCGAGACGCGCGTGCGCCAGGCCGCGCTCGCTGCGCGCGACGCCACGGCGCAACTGACTTCCGCGCTGCAAAACAACGCCGGGGCGTACCGTGCCACCGGTGCGGCAGCGGCGGCGGCGGGTGTGCAGCAGACCGCCGCGGCGCAGGCGGTGCAGCAGTCGATTGAAGGCATCGGATCGCAGCTACAGGGCATCCAGCGTCTTGCAGGCGTTGCGATTGGCGGCGGCGTCTTCACCACCCTGCTGAAGGACGCTGCTGCCACCGCCGACGAGGTCGCGAACCTTCGAGCGCGGCTGCAGTTGGTCACTGGCGACGGTGCGGCGCTGCAAGCTGCTTTCGATGGAATCACGCAGGTAGCACTGCGTACCAACAGTTCGCTCGATGGCACGGCCAACCTGTTCGCCCGGCTGGCCAGCGCAGGGCAGGAGATCGGCGTTGGTCAGCGTGAGGCTCTGGCGCTGACCGAGACGATCAACCAGGCGGTGCAGCTCTCCGGCGCGTCCGCAGACGCATCGCGAGCGGCCATCACGCAGCTCATTCAGGGCCTGCAGAGCGGCGTGCTGCGGGGCGACGAGTTCAACAGCGTCATCGAACAGTCGCCGCGGCTGGCCGATGCGTTGGCGGCCGGCTTGGGCGTGGCGCGTAGCCAGTTGCGCGGCCTGGCCGAGGACGGCCGGCTGACCAGCACCGAGGTCATTCGCGCGCTGCAGTCGCAGCGTCGGGCGATCGACGACGAGTTCGGCAAGCTGCCGCAAACGGTGGGCCGCTCTCTTCAGAACCTGTCGACGCAGTGGTCGCTGTTCATCGACAACCTGAACCGCAACTCGGGTGCGACGGCACTGGTGGCCGATGGCATCAACAAGCTCGCCGAGAACCTGGACACGGTAGCGCGCCTTGCGATCGTGGCGGGCACAGCGCTCACTGCTCAGCTGGCTGTTGCAGGCGTAGCGGCTCTGCGGCGGTTTTCCGCCGAGATGTTGGCCACCACCGGCAGCGCCAACCTTCTCAGCGCGTCGCTCGCGAACATTCCGAAGACCATCAACATTGTCATCGCGGCGACCGGCTTCGAGATCGGTTTCCAGATCGGCGAAATGCTGTTGGAGAACTCCGAGCTTGCAAGGAAGCTCGGCGTGGCGATCGCGGGCTACGCGCAGGGCCTCGTCAGCAACTTGCTGCTGGTGAAGGAAGCCGCAGCCGCCATCTTCACGAGCGACAGCGTTGACGCAGCGTTTGATCGCTACGTGACCCGAAACCGGGAGATCGTCGACAGTTTCAGGGTTCTCTTTGCCGAGGCCGAGAAGGCGCCCGAGCGAGCGGCCAATGCCGCCGACGAGCTTGCCACGCAGTCGCAGCGAGCAGGCCAAGCCGGGGCGCAGGCAGGCGCGCAGATCGCCGCCGGCGGCGCAGCAGGCGCAAGGGGCTTGCAAGGCACGACGCAGGCCGCTGCAACGGCGCAGGGCGCATTGCTGGCGCTCGGAGCAGCCGCCAAAGTCTCGCTGCCGTCTATCGGCGCCACCGCAGCGCAGCAAGCGCGCGCGCTGGTAGATGCGGCGACGCAAGGCAGGGCTGTCGCACAGGTGTTCGGTACCGAACTGCCGGAGGCAATCGCCAAGCTCTCAGGCTCTGAGCTGGCTAGCTTTCGGGCTGCGCTCGCAGGTGCGCTCACGCAGTCGATCGGTGAAGCGCGACGCCTGGCTGAAACGCTCGAAGCAACCGGAAGAAACGGCAGCGCCGCGCTCGCCGACGCGCAGGCCAAGAGTGAGCTGCTACGCCAGGTCCTGGCGGCCGTCGGCACGCAGGCGGCGCAGTCGCTGGGCGTGGACGTGGCCGCGTCGGCGGCGAGGGTCAGCACTGAGTTCTTGCAAGCGGCCGACAACCTGGCCGTGCTGGTGCAGTCGTTACCGCAGCTAGAGGCTGCGGGCGTCAACGCATCAGCGGTTGTCGCGCAGGCCATCCAACGCATGCTCGACAAGGCCAAGAACCCGGCCGAGATCGAAGCTCTGATTGATCGATTTCGTGCGCTCGGCGACGCGGGCGTCATTAGCCAACGCCAGCTAGGCGACCTACTCGACGGAGCGCAACAGAAGGCGCGCGATATTCGTGCAGCCTTCGAGGACGCAACGCCAGGCGTACAGGGCCTCGGTGAGGCCGCGCGCCGCGCAGGCGTGGACATCGACCAGCTCACCACCGGCGTGGCCGAAGGCTTCAGGCGCGGCATCGGCGACATCGCGGCGCTGGCGCAGGAGATCAACAACGCGGGCATCAGCGCGCAGCGCGCATCACCGCTGCTGGCCGACGCGCTCGACCAGAAGCTGAAGGCTGCGGAAACGCGCGAAGAGGTCGAGCTGCTGCGGCTGGAGACCGAGAAGCTGGCCAACAGCGGCAAGCTGCTCGGCACCGACTACGCCGACGCGCTGGACAAGATCAAGGCCAAGGCGCGCGAGCTGG